CTACCTCTACCTCTGGTGATGAACTCACCAAGATATCGTTTAATCGTAATTCTTTAAAGAATATCCCTCGGACCCCTAAAAGCGTCTCAGCTGGTATTTTTGCCAATGTGCGTAATGCCATTGAACAGATTAAGAGCGATAAGAGGAAAAGTAAAGAAGTTCGTGAAAAGAAAACAAATCCCGTCCAACGTGTCCCTAAAACTGTTGATCCGGATCTTTTCACTTCATTACACAAGACTACCAAAGAAGCATGTAAAAATGTTATTGGAGGTACTCAATGTATAACTTGTTCAAATCGCCTACCTCTTCGAGAGGTTTCTAAAGGTATCACCACTTGCATAACCTGCCTGTCCGCCGCAAAATTTCATTCTGATAAATTACTCTCAAAGGGGTATATGTCATCTTTTGAATCTGCCGTTGCTGGAGGTCAAATGTTCAAAATCCATTCGGATGAGACAACAACTGGGGTTACGATACACGATGAATTTTCAACCAAAATTGGAAATGGTGAGTTTGTTAAATCAAATGGCAAAGTTTACTTGCAGTGTAATAAGCATTTTCGCAAACATCTTCCGAGATCGATTAAGAGTGTTAACAACCCAAAACTTGTTGAAATTTTTGATTTTTCTCAACCTATTTTATTCCCTGAGCATATCGATGGTATGCTCTTTCCTACAACTTTAGAAGTTTCCTCTCGCATGAATACAAAGTGCTGGGATCTCGAAGTCTCCTTTAAATTTGGTGAGGACTATTCTGGTGCCTATATCGATGTCGAAAGACATGACGGTTGGTATCGTAGTGTTACACAAGCGTTTGGATTATATGATGACCAAGCCTGTATCATGGAATACGCCTCCAATACTGATAAAGCTGACTGTGGCAAAGCCGTTGTTTACAAAGGTGTGTATCTTGGATTTCATTCAGGTACAAACAATGATGGACTATTTAACCGTTTTGTTGCTATGGGACCTCGTCTTGAGAGGTTTTTCAAAACCATCTGACTCTTCGGTCAACCTGGGTTTGGTATATCTGAATATAAGATAACACCTCCCATTGGCCCAGGTTTCGACCATATGTCTCGTATTGGTACTATTAATTTAACACAACAGTACGATAAAGATGGTAATAATTTCTATGATAAAACAGATAGTTATTTTCATAACTTTCGAAAGAGTTTTCCTGACGAGGCTTCCACCATAACTGCTGGAGCCACTTATAGAGAGGTTCGTCCTCTTGTTAAGAATGTTGATGCGGCTATAAAGAAAAATGACAACGAATACACATATCCTGCAAAGGACAATGTAACTCATAAATTGGCGCTAGAATTCACTAAACGGTACTTACGAAGGTATTTGACCGTCCCTGTAAAGCTACCCGGTGATCCCATGGATTTTAACATGCAATCATCCGCTGGCCTACTCGGTAAGAAAACTGGTTATCCCAAAACTCCTGAGTATTTGAAGTCCCCTATATTTGATAAATACAAGGCTGACTGCGAGAGCATTCCCATTCAATTAGTAAACCACAAAGATGAATTTCTTTCTGTAGCCGACGATCTTTCACGAGATAAGGTCCGCCTAGTTGATTCTGTTGGTAAAGAATTTCTTTTCAAGCAGAAGCTATTATACGATAATCAAAATCAATCTTTTTCAGATAACTGGAAGATTGGTTTTATTAAGTATGGCATGGTGAAGCAATATGGTGGCTTTTCTAGATTTGTGCGCTTATTCGAACTTTGTGAACTCCTCTCTATGAGTGATGTTTCCGGGTACGATAAGTGTGCCATCCTGAAGGATGTATACGAACTTCGTAATGAACTTCTCATTCTTCCTGGTGATCCAGCGCTTGCCGCTGAATATAAGAAAATGCTTGACTATGTAACTCATTATACACTCAACCCTGTTCGTTGTTTTTACGACGGATCTATTGTTATGCAAGACCATTCTAACTCTTCTGGTCAAAATAATACCACTATCGACAATTCTATTCTCCATGTGATTATTGTTTTTAATTTAATTATCCAAATTTATTTTGATATTAATAAAGAGCTACCTACCTATTCCCAATTCCTAACTCATTTTGAACTTGGTGTCTACTCAGATGATAAAACATTAGGCCTCAAAAACCTACCTATTACCACTGAGGAGTACGCCATCAAGGAGATAAAGGTTTATGCTGAATACGGTATGGTCATCAAGAAGAGTGCTTCCAAGTGCTTTTCCCATATGCCAGGTACACTTTTTACCGATGAGAATCCTATTGAATTTCTCGGTTCAAACTCGCACTGGTCTGAAATTGATGATATGTATCTACCCAAACCCCGATTAGGCAAACTATGCACCACACTTTGTAAGAAGTTAGTACTGCAGAAGAAAGATATTAGTCCCCTTGACCAATTCTCGAAGCTTGTTATGATTCTGGCGCTGCTAGTAGATGTTGATCCCCTTTTAAAAGCTGCCGTAGAAACTTTTATTATTTTTATTATGGACGAGCATCCGCTCCAAATAGTAGAATTTCAAAACCTG